AACAGAAAAAATAGAAGAAATCAGAAAGGCCTCTATATCTAATTAGTAATATTTTTCTTTTATTAAATTTATTACTTCCTGGCAGTCTTTTTGGTTTCTAGGAACAAATAGGTCAGGAGACCATCCTTTCACGTTTAAATGGCGCTTAAATAGCTTCCATACCATAGGAAATCTTTCATTTGGATTACCCTTGCACTCTATTATAAATCTAGGCGGGTTTTCTGGACAAACAAAATCAGGAGTGTATGTTATTGGTAGTATATTTTTATTACCTCTGTCGTGAAGATATTTTTTTGCAGGTGTTTTTTCATAAGAAGAGTGTTCTGAGTAAAATCCGTCAATGATTGTGAACTTTGTAGACTCATATCCAAAAGGTATTTTATTAGCTTTAAGAAGTAAATACATATGAGATTCTAGTTTCGATTGAAACTGAATGCCGTCTATGGTTGTTTTTTTAGACCTGGTTATCTGTCTTCCTTTTTTATATCTCCTCATCTACATCTTCTAAATATATGTAATCATCAAAAAGCATATCATCTAAAGTCTTTACAGCGTTCACAACACTTGATGAATACACGTTTACATCTGCATATTCAATACTAATTCCATTATTAGATATTACTGGGACATATTTTTTAATGTTATTTATCCCATTCCAATAAAGAACTTTATTAAGATTTTGCTCTATTTTATTTTTATGTCTTAGGTATTCCATGGACATTTTATTATTTATGTTGAATTCTTTTGAAATTAAGTAAACGTAATCATCTTTAATACTGACAATTTCCAAACCACCTCCAGTAAAAACACTTACATAAACAAAGGAGTTTTGCAAATATTCTTCTAAATCTATTTTCTCTAATGCCTCTTTTACGAAAAACAACTCTTCGTCTGTTAGGTCTTTATTTACAAACAACTTTTTCCTGTAGTCCATAAACAAATTTAAACAAAAAAACCCTAAGCTATTTTGGCAGTCGCTTAGGGTTTTAAATATGAAAACAAAATAACAAAGAATAAATACAATTGGTTAGTAAGGTGTATTAAAACTAATCTTTGGTATATGCAAATATAATTAAATTTATTCAAAAGGGCTATTACCAACCCCAAATTCATAATTTAAAGTTACCAACAAAAAATGAAACCGCATTGTACTGTATGGCTGCTCTTCAGAGGGGTCGAATAATTCAAACCCTAAAACCATGCCTTCGTGAGGCCACCTAAACGTAAAAGAAAGTATATACCAATCCATAATTAAAATATATGTGTTAATCTTGCTACTTGTCCGTATTTAGGGTGGTGTAAAAACCCTTCAACGGCTTTTGGGTTATGCTGATAACCTTTTCTATGATGCCATGAGTCTGTCCCACTAGGGCTTCTAAGACTTTCTACAGTTACACCAGCGTAATCTTTTGCGTTTTTGTGATGAACATGATGTGTATATACATACCTATGTTTGGTTCCAGACCATTCTTTTTTAGCCTCTACAGCCATTAACAAAGGAAGGTCTTGAACTTTTGCGCCATCTCCATGCGTTGTCCCTATCAAGTTTTCATTATACTTAAAGTATTTTCTGTGAGATATACTGGTGTCAAAAGAAACGTTTTTACAGTTTCTAAACCAAGACTTTATAACATCTGCAAGAAAAAACCCATTAGTATAATCGTGATTACTAGGGTTGTATGTTACGTGAACATCAGCTACAGAAAGCAAACCCTCTATAACGTCTACGTATAACTTTTTAGCGTTTAAAAAGTTTTCATACCACATACCATCAGTATCTTGAGGAGTTCCACTTGTGGTTGTCCTTCTAGGTGTGTCTATGTGTAGTATATCATTTCCAATCACTAATAAAATCTTTTCTATATTAAAACCACTAGCTTTACTTAGTATTCCTTTTATCCCCTGCTTTACTCTTTTTACCGCTATCTGTTGATTATAGTCTTCTCCTGTTTCAAAGCTAGTAGCAAGTTTACCTATATGCACATCGGCGGGGTCTAGTACAAGTAAATGAGGGTTGGATAACGAATCCCTTTCTATCTGATGATAGTTTGGAGAATGATTATCCATTTCATCTATAATTCTTTTAGATATATCATTGTATGAGATTATATCTGGTCGAACTTTTACAGAGTACTCTTTTGTTTTGTCCCAGTATTCTTTTACAGAAGAGAAATCTATTCCCCTTTGCTTACAATATTCATAAACGCCGCTATGCCTTACTTTGTTTAGTTCTTCTTGCTGAGGTCCGCTAAGAAAAACCCTAAACTTTTTTCTTCCAGGCTGAGGTTGTTTTGGTTTAATACCAAGCGCTTTAGCTTCATCCTCTGTTAAATAAACTCTTTTTTTCATGGCTCCATTGATTTTTTTGTCTGTCGTAGGTCGTATATCAAGGAGTTTATGGTGTCTCTACAGTCTTCAAAATCACCGTCGTAAATCTCTTCAAATGCATTATTTAATTTGTCGTGCATTCTATCGAATCTTGAGCTTAAATACTTATAACGATGTGTGTTTTCCATTTATTCTTTGTCCATATGCCACAAAAGCTTATCTCCTTCTGGTTTATTTATTTGCTTTATAGCTCTGTAAATTACCCTAGACATCTTTTTGACATCATTTCTTTCTGTTTTTGTAGATTCTAATCCAAGATTAGTATATAGATTACAATCGTACTCCAAAAGTGTGTCTATTTTCTTTTTTTCACTCCAGGTTTTGTATCCTAAAACTTTTTCAGTAAACTTTGTTAATTCTTCCATATTATAAAAACTGTCTTAAGTTTGGTTTAAAATACTCAGAGCCCTTCATTATTTTTCCGTCAGTTCTTTTTAAAACCTTACCATTTTCTAGCTTACTCATGTTTGATTTATGAACCTCTTCAAACATATCAAATACAACTTCAGAAATTCCGTGTCTTAATATGATTCCGTATAATATATACATCATATCTACAATAGCATCTGCTATCTCTACCATGTCTTCGTCTTGACACGCAACTAAGTATTCGTTAAGTTCTTCAAGCATCAGATTGTAGCTTAACACATACTCGTCCTCATCAATCTTAGAAGGTGTTTTCCTTGTTGGAATTTCATAAGTTTTATTAAACTCAGAAACCATGTTTAGCTTTCTGTCTTTTACAGTGAGCTCTTTTTCAATATATAAAGTAGCGTCCATTAACTCCTCTTGAAGGTGCTTTAGGAAGTCATCTTTCATATTGTCGGCAAGGGTTGTGTTGTACTTTTCAACACCCTTTATACTTCTGTCTGTGTACTTATTTTTTACTGATTCCACTATAGAGTCAAACATTTCCTAAACATTATTTTTAGTAAATGTATAAAAAAAAAATTTAGAATGTCAAAGTTTTGTTAAATTTATTTCTAATTTTTTGTAAATTACTGTGCCCTATGGTGTTTTTTTGAAGAAGATGTACAAGTTCATGTACAATTCCATCATCACCTAAGCATTCATCACTAGAAATCTCCTTAATCCAACACACATATACTGCGTAGTGAAGTATATCCACTATGTTTTCTAAAAACTCCAAGTCAGTGTATGAGCTGTACAGTTTGAATGATTGTGTTAATGATTTTTTATCATAAAGAAAGGTCTTGTCCCCTACTTTGTATTCTTTTTGCAAGTTCTTCATATAATTCTATTATCTTATTTTGCATTGTTTCTTGTTCCGTCTTCCATCTGTATGTCGTTGAACTTCTTTTTTTTCTTCCGTTATAATCCACCTCAATAAAAAAGCTGTTTTTGTCACATACCACTGGATATACTTTAATTCCGTTCTTGAAGCATATGCTTAGTATTTCATTTATGTTTTCTAAAAATGACACTTTTTGTTTCCCCATCTTTTCCCTAAATAATTTAAAAATAACCTCAACCCATATGGTTTTTTTGTTACAGTCCACTTGAATTTATTGTAGTATTCGGTCACATAGCAAGCTTCTAATGGTATATTTTCACTTGAGTCGTATATGTCTTTATATTCTACTTTAAGCACTACACTTCTACTTGTTTTCCATGATGAACATATTCTTTCTAATAGTAGTTTTTGTCCTGTTGGTATATCGTTACCTTTTTTTTTAACCTCTATTAGTATTAAAATATCATTATCAAACTCTAAAACAGCATCTATATCTGATGGGTGTATGGCTCCGTTCTGAACTCCTGTAAAATCTATAGCTCTTACAACTTCTTTACTGTTTCTAATCAAGCTCATTCACTAAAGATATTTTTACGTTTTCCCATTTTCCTCCTTTTATATCGTAATCTACTAAGAAGTCTATGCGGTTTTTCCATCTTTTATTCATTCTGTCCTCTACAGTCCAGACGCCATTCATTTCTCCTGCACCCTCCACGCATACTTTTGCGCCGAACACAAACCCAAGAGGCTCTAAGTCCCTGGAAACCGCTATCCATCTGTGTGAGCCAGGTGATTGTGAATTTATTTTTTTCAAAGATGCTGTTGTTAAATAGTCAGCATTACATTGCTTTGGGTCGGCATGATATATTGTAGCCGTTACCATCATAAAAGTTAAATAAATTGTTTTCATATTTTCGTTTTTAGTTAAAATTGAAATTATAATTCTATTTTTTCAAACTCCAAATCCAAACTTTTAGTTACTTCGTATGGATTGTTTTTATTCGATATCCAATTTGTGTTGTCCCAAACAGGGCTTCCGTTTTTTAACTCAGAATACCTTCCATTGTTTACGTTCCAACAATAATCTACATGCGCTTGATTTTCCCCTAGGTTTGCAAACTTCACCTTTAAAACCTTTATTTTTACGGTCGCATTTTCATAATCACGATGAACCAATATTCCATGAGGACTCATATCATAAAACTCGCCACCGCCTTTTACATCGTAAAATGTTGGCTCAATAAGCTTTCCCTTATCGTTTTGAGGTTTAGTTGGATGTGCAACTAACACACATACAACATCGTTTTTTTTACAAAAATTATCTATCTTGTTTAGGTATGAATTTGTATAGTCCGTTATACTTGCGTTTATGTTATTTTTGTCTCTTATTTTGTTGTAAGGGTCAATAACTAAACATCTTATACCCATCCTTTTAACTAGCTCCTCGCCTTTGCTTAGAACCTTATCAAGGTCAAACCCATCTTCATAGTCAATAAAAAAGAAGTTTTTATTTATGTGTTCCACGCAGTTTATCCAATTCTTTTCTTTTGTTTCATCATATTTAGGAGTGCTACCATACAACTTTCTTACAAGTTTATCTACGTGTAGGTATTGTGGGTAGTTTTCTGTAGATGCATATGCAGTTTTCCAACCATACATCATGTTGTATCCTATTGTCATCTGGTCTACGAAGTCAGACTTACCGCTACTAGGGAATCCTGTAACAACAATAAACTGTTTAGTGTATGTGGAAAATATTCCATCAAAACCATCTAGACCTATCTTATACCCATTTTTAACTCCGTTTTTGTAGAAATCATCTAGGTCTGACGTCATATCAGACACTCTTAGAACGTTTTCTATTGGGCATGGTATTGCATCAAGCACGACTGTTTTTAATGCGTCTTTTCCGTACTTAATTAAGTACTCGTTTGCATCTTTACAATCCTTGAGGTCACATAAAAACACTTTGTCTGAACCAAATCTTCTTATCAGTTCTTTTTTCCCATTTTCTCCCGCTTCATCATTATCTACACAAATGTATATTTCAGTTTTAGCCTCAAAGTAGGAATAAAAATCTGTAAGATAATCTAGGTTTATCTGTCCCTTTGCTGTGAATCCATTGGGAACGCTTACCACGTAGTCAATACCCGCTTCAACAAATGACATCGCATCTATCTCACCTTCAACTATAACACACTTTTCTGAGTCTTTTATTGAGTCTATATTGTAGAATGTCTTTTGAGCACCTTTATATAGCTTAAAATTCTTCTGTGCATCACGATACTTTACGTTTATTAAAACTCCATCTACAAAGTAGTTAAACATGATTACGTTAACTTCTTTCCCAACTTGAGGCATAAACTCAACACCCTGTGTTATATTCATTTTACTTAAAGTGTCATTTGAAATATTCCTAGTTTTGAACCAATCAACGATTTTTATATGTAAAGATTTTTGCGTTTTTTTTTACATATGGCTTTGTATATGTATAGTTGCTTTGCGTTTCCTTTTCATATGTGTGAAGTTGTAAAACCTCCCCACAATGTTGACACGTACCCAAACCACGCTCCCAATCAAGCATAAGGCATTTTTGTGACTTCTTTTTTCTGCCTTCTGAACAAACAGGACACGTTGATTTTTTTGCTCTTGTATCTAGCTTGTATATGTTGTAGTCTTTTATTTTGTATTCGTTATCTTGCATCTGTTATTATTTGAAATTCAAACCCAGGCTTATCGAAAAAACTTTTGTCTTTTTCTAATTCTTCTACAGAACCACTTTTTGCAACTTGACCTTTCCATTTCCATGTGTATGGTCCACTGTCTTTAATTTTTACATTTTTGTTATACTTTAACCAATTCACAAAGTGAGATTTGAAGTCTTTTATTGTAAATTTAATCTCATCTGTCATTATTAGATGATTGTGAAAAACTCCTAGTAGCTTATCTAAAGCGTTTTTTGTAAGCTGATTTTGCATACATACAACCTCAGCCCAAGACAAATCAGAAAGACATTGCTTAAAGAATATATTATTTTTATTTTCTTTTTTTATTATATTCTTATTTATGCTTGTCTTTGGCGTGTCTTTTGATTGTCGATTGCTTGTCTTTTTGGTTGTTCTTTTTCGCTCCTCAACTTGATAACCCTCATAATTACAGATAGTTACCTTAGTGTATTTGTTTGTCGTTTGCGTGTCGATTTCACCTGTTTGAACTAATCTTTTTATAGCAGTTCTTACTTGTCTTACAGGTATGTTTAAGTCTGACGATATTCTAGATAAAGATGTTATGTATTCTCCTTTAGATACAGACTGCCCCATAAACCTGCAGTCATCATAACATGCGTTTAATAATAGGTGTATGAAAATATTTTTTGTATTGGAATCTTTATACCACTCCCAGTCTAGTATCCTCCTGTGTAGCTTGATGTAACCCTTCATTTCTTTTGTGTATTGTTATAACCTCGTTGATTTTATCTGCCAATATATCAGCTAGGTTTTTGTTTTCATATAATTTATCTGTTATCTTACTTACCCTCTCGATGAACCACAAGTCATCTTCTTCATAGGCTTTTTTAGCAATGTTTTTTTTGTAAACATTCGCCTCGTCAAAAATATATTGTTCGTAATCAACATAATATTTTATTTCGTTTCTTAACTCTTCTACTTCATCGCTATACGATTTATCTACAGACATCCAATCCTTTACTCTAGCTGCGCTATACAATATTGATGCGTGGTTATGTGGCTTTTCTCTACCCCTATATTGAGAGTAGTTTCCTATAGTTTGAAGGGACATTTTTGTAAATTCTGTAGCCATGTAAAAAAATATCTTTCTTAGGTCACATACCTCTCTTCTTCTCGTGTTTAAGAATAAAAAATCTTTTTCTTTTTTATATTTTTTCGTTATTATATTAGATATTGTATCTAATACACTGTATTTTTCATCTAATGTCATTCTTTAGTTTTTAAACCCACCCCGAAGGGTGGGATTTAATTAAATTAAAATGGTAGGTCATTCATATCGCTATTTGATACTGCGTTGTTAGGCACAGTTTCAAAGGGCTCAGAACTCCCATTGTTTTGGTCTTCTTTCTGACCTTTTATTACTTTTCCATCTGTCCAAATCACAGAGCCATTACCTAAGTAATGTTTTGGCGCCTTACTGGCACGTTCGTCCTGGTCTTGAGCGATAGTAATTGATACGTTTTTCCCGTATCTTGATTCGTCATTCACAGAAATAGTGATAGGAATATAGCTATCCTTTTCTCCTTTAATGACTTTGTTCTTGTCGATTTTCTTCAGTTCCGAAGTTTTTATCGACGCATTGATAAGTGTTGACATGTGTTTACGAATTAAAAATTAAAATTAAAATTATTATTAAATAAATATTTATAGATAGTCTCTCTATCTTTTCTTCTGTATTATATTTCGCCATAAACAGTAAAGTTTTCTAGTTTATCAGTCTTATTAACGAAATATTTTAGGTAGTTCCTTTCGGCTTTAATCATTTTCTCCCTACCATTATCGTAGGCTTCATGTGATACATCATAAAAGGCTACATTACCTGTTCCTTTCTCTATGACAATAAACCTCATTGGTTTTTGAAACATCATTGAGTATATGTAGGCTTGACTATCGTAATTATATGATTTACTACTGTATTTGAATCCAGAAATTGAACTTGATGTTTTTATGTCATACACAAATTCATCTGACAAAACATCTGCCTTACATTTCCACATTAAATCAGTGTCTCCAGGATTTAATATACCAATGTTTGGTACTTCAAATTTTAGGTTGTCTTTGCTAAAAACTTTTTTAACTTCTGAGTTTTTAAGTGTAGAATCTACTAATGAGTTTACATCGTCCCATTCTTTTTTCAGAAACAACAATCCACCCGCATCTAAAGAGGCATCTTTGTATATTTTTGTGTTTCTTGTAGATGCTTCCACAAAGTTACTGTGTTGAGTTTCCCCGAACATCATGAGTTCATGAAAAGCTTTTCCGTATAGAAAGTTTATATTATCCTGCATTGGCTCTAGAAAAGCCTTAGGGTTGTTTATAAGCGTACCTATGTTTGAGTTAGATAAGTATTGTTTGCCAAAATCTCCGTAGTAATGCTCGTCATTTGCTAACTTAGCAAGTATTTCTTGTTTTTTTACTTCTTCCATGACGCATCCTTTCTTTTGAAATCTTCGCTTTCATCTTCGCCAAATACACCGAGTTCGTAGAACCCTGTTAACTTGAGTACGGCTCTTGACATTGCACGTTTTTCTGCCATCTCCATGACGTACCATGTATTACAATTTCCGTCTCGATGATTTGTTCCTTTTAGAGCCGAGCCAAATGTTTGAATAGTGTTACCACTCGCATCTGCATTGGCTTTGATTACGCAAAAGTTAGTTTCGCAATTGATTACATCATAGGTGATTGTGATTTTTTCACTTGCCTGGATTTTGTCAATCCCGCTCCTAGTGATGATAATGTAGTGTTGATGTTTAAACACATCTTCCTGTGAAAGCCCATACTTCAAGTACAGAGCTTTTAGTTTGTCTGTTTTCATATTACTATATTAGATTTAATTGTTAACAAATGTACTGCTTTTTTTGTTAGTATGCAAGAAGTTTCGCAGTGTTTTTATTTCTTGAATAGCTATTTTGTGGTGATAATTTTTATTTTTTTGATTGTTTTTTGCAATAGCAATTTGCATAGCTTTTCTGTTGTTTTTTATTCTTAAACAGCAGTTTTTAATAAATAAATGGTCACAAAAATCGTTTATGTCACTAAAATTCAACCGATTTAATTCACTAATATTCAGTGGTCTGTAGACGTCGGTCGACGTGTCATATGCTTCATATTTCTTTTCTTCATTAACTGTTATTAAAAGCCTTCTGTGGTAAATGCTTTTGTCTTCATGCAGTGTTTTATTGTCATTAAGTTTTAGTATATCACTCCATGCCATAAGAATTATGTTGTTTTTTTTCTTTACTGATATTTCTTGTTCCATTTTATATTAATTCTTTGAATTTTAATATTTTTTCATCTAGTGCGTCGCATAGCAACCTTATGTATTCAGCATCCTCTTTTTTCCCATAATTATTTTCTGCTTCCCAAACTTCATGAATAAACCTACTGCTTTCTTTGGTTAGTTGAATTAGTTCAATTAACTCTTTTCTTAGTGCTTTGTTTTCTAAAGTCAGTACCTCGTTAATTCCCATATCTTCTTAAATTAATAGTTTCTATTTCACCATGCTCTGCACTTTCAACATAGTTTTGTGCTGACTTTTCGCATAGCGTTGTTACTGTTCTGTTTGGCATTTCGCCACCATAGTACAAGTGTACTTTATACATTGTTTCATACATAGTTTTCTATTTTAGTGGGACGTCTGTCCAATTTGTTTTCTTTACTGCCTTTGTTAATTTACCTTCAAGCAAATCTATGTACTCCATAAAAGCTTCAATGTAATATACGTCATCTGTTTTTAGCTCTTCGAGTCTATATCCGTTGAAGTAGTTAAATCCGTCGTCTACTTTATCTATTAATGTAGATTTTTTTAAGTTGCTCTCTGCCATTTTTATTAAATTTAATTGTTTTCAAATGTCTATATTCGGGTGCGATATAGTTTTTTTTAAATGTAAAGTCGTTTACAATTTTCATTTCTTTTTTGTTTAGACTTTTCCATTGTTTAAATGTTGGGTAATAAAATTTAGTTGTAGGAGTTTTTATTACAGTTGCACATGATGTGCAAAACATTACTGCGATTAGTATTACTATGTTTTTTGTTTTTTTCATATTTTAAAGTTCTGCGTTATAATAAAGGTAATCATCTTCCTCGTTTTCATCGAAGAATGATTTCATCTTACTTCCTAAAACCCAATCAGCGTATTCACTCAAATCACTGTCAGATACATTATGTTTTTTTTGTATATCATCATTATATCCAACTTCATTTTCAAACATATCTTTCACCCTTTTAACTGCTCCAGTTTTTTCAATTTCTTCAAGTGTTTTTTTAATATGTTCGTAACTTTCTCTATTTACGCAATATTCTACGTATTGCGGCTCTATATCAAAAGCCTCAAATCTTTCTCCTGCATTACTTGATTGCACTGCGAACATAAACTTACCTTCTATGTCGCCATTATAATATCTTCCCATTTTATATATTTTTACGTTTATTAAAGTTATGTATTGCAAAGTTTACCAATTCTATTATTTCATCTGAAAATAAAACTGCATTTACTTCTTCCATTCTTGATATTGTTTCTTTATCTGTAATATCAAAAGCGGCTTGTTCCATTTTTGTAATTTGCCTTGCAAATTTATCAATGGTCGCATAAGTTTTTTGAAAAACTCTGTCGTTTCTTTTGTCGCTCAGTAGTTCTGAGTGTAAATAATCTTTTGTTGCCATGTTTTATAATTTTTAACTAAATTAGTGATTTTATTGTTAATAACCTAATGTTTTTACTCTTTTTTGCTAATAAATTGCACCACATATGAGTGTTTTTTCAGTCGCATCGTGCCATTTGCATTTTTGCAGTCGCATCGTGTCAGTCGCATCTTGTCGGTCGCATCGTGTCGTGATTGTGACAGTCGCATCCTGTTGTGATTGTGAACAACATCATAAAACAAAACAGGTCCTAAGGACCTGAATCGCTTTTACATGAAAGAAATATAAATATCATTAATAATATCCATATAATGTAATGCATTAGAGAAATAACAAAATCTCTTATTTTTACTAATACATATTTTGTTTTAATTTTCATATTCTGCATAATCTTCTTCTGTTATTAATTCTTCGTCTAATAAATCATTTATTGTAACATCGTCGTGACACCTAAATTCTTTATCACCAACTTTTATTACTTGCATGTTATCACCATGTATAGTACCATGTATTACACATTCTACAACATCATCATCATGAATCCATTCACCACTATAGTCTGAATATTGTACATAATCTGTGTGATAGTAACAATTTTTATCTTCTACGAATACAAAATCTTCATTATCATCCCATACGTAATCATTTCCATTGTCTATTTCTATAGCTCTGTTATACATAATATATTCTGAACTATAGTCGCTATATACTGCATCATCTTCGTGTACATATTCATCGAATCTATCTATGTATCTTGCATTTTCTTCACGAACTCTATCACCATTTTCTAATGTTACACTGTCATTAGGTCCTCCGTCTGTAGATTCAAGTTCGTAATTACCACATGATGAGTTTAAAATTATCTCATCTTTGTTATTTATATCATCAGCATATTTTAATGTATCCATATACGGGTAATAATCAAATCCGCCTTTTGTTAGTGTGATTGTGATTTCATCTTCTATTAACTCACCTGTTGTAGATACTATTTCTGCGTTTGAATATGATTGTTCTTTTTTAACATAAGCACCTATACTTTTAGCGTATGTCTTGATAGCTTCTATAGTCACACTATTTCCGTATATTCTATCACAAAATAATCCATGACTATCAGTTATCCATAATATTGCTCTTCCTATAAGTAAATTATCATCGTCTGTTGCAATAATCATTTGTACTTTATCACTGTTTTTTGTATAAATATCAAAATAATCACTACAGCTGGTATGCCTCATACAAGAATTACCTAATGATTCTGTATTGCTTCTGGCATAATTATCACCATTATACCATGTTCTTATATCAGCACCACTGACTTTTGATATTTTACCTAAAAACGTATATTTACCTTTTAATTTATTTGTTAAGTATTCTATATCTTTTTCACTAATTTTAATTGATTGATTTGAGTATATCTTACGTAAACCTTTACCAATTTTAATTTCGCTTCTGAATTTATTTGATGATGACCATTTGTTTTCATCATCATTTAATACAGTCATCCTACCTCTAGGTGTATATGTCATTTTACCTGTGTTGTTGATTGTGAAATGTCTGTCATTCTTGTCTGACAAACTTATAGATAATGCATATGTTGCGTTTTTAAGTGTAGCACTTTTTTCTGAAAACATATCCAAATCTTCTTCTAAACTTACAGATGTTAGTCTATTACTAATATTTACATTTCTTTTTATTATAGGATATATATCTAGTTGATTCATAATTTCTTTTGTATCTAGCCAAAATATACTTCTTTTATAATTATCACCTGCGCAGTATTTTTGCTGATAAATTATTTTATCTGCTTTAAGTTTTGCTATAAGTTTTATTTCTTGAAATTTTGATAGTCCATACATGTTACTAGCTAAACTAAAGTATTCTGATGTACTATAACTACCCTGCATTGCATATGTTGGGTATTTACCTTCATAATGATAAAATATTTTTATTATATCACTAGCCTTAAAATCATATCTACTTAACATACTTCACGTGTTTAGGTTCAACATCTTTCTTAAATTCTCTATTAAAACTTGCATCATATAGCAACGTATCAGCTTCTATAAATTCTTCATCTGTTAATTCTTTCATGTATTTAGAATCTATTTTTACTGAATCAGCATCAACATCTACATATGTATGACACGATAAACAAAAGTATTCTTCTTCATAATCGTCATACCAAACTTCATTTTCATTGCAACAAGGACAATTTGTTTGTGTTTTGAATGAATCAGCCATTGTGTTATTTAGTGCTGCGTTTTCTACTTTATACTTTGGTCCGTTGTCCCATGCATCATAATAATCATGTTCACTATATCCACCGTAACCTCTATATGTATAACCACCATAACCAACACCATATGTTGTTCTGTTATTTATGTCAATCTCATATCTTTTGTCTGATGTTCTATTCAGTATTTCAAAACACATTTGTTTTGTTGATTCTACTTCTGATATTATTATATATTCATTATCTGAATGCGGGTCATAATAACCACATGACATATTAGCTACTTGTACTGCATTATTATCCGCAATTTCACCAACATCTGTGATACCTCCAGTACATTTTTTACGTTTGTATTTTTCAAGTATATCATCTATGTCATTATGAAGCGTATCATCTGATAATTTTGTGCCACTTATACTTGTAACAAAGTCGTTATACCCACGTCTATCACATTCTAATACTATAGTGCTATCGTCGAAGTATTTAAAATCTGCTTGACTTGAACCAACGCAACCAACTTCTTCATCAAGAAAGAAAACTGCTTTGAAGTTTTCGAATTGTTTTAGTAGTTCTAGTGTTATATATATCCCTACCTTATCGTCACCACCAATACCATATCTTTGCATTGTTTTAGTGTCTATTGCTAGTAGTACATCATCTAGCTGAACTACTTGTACATCGTTGTTTATATCATGTACTGTGTCTATATGACATACCATAGTTGGATACAAATCTGCATTACCTTTGGTCACATAGATATTTCCGTATTTATCTGTTGTATGTCCTAAGTTCATTTTTGCAATTTCTTTTTTAATGAACCTTTGCATTCTTTCTGTCTTGTATGAGGTACTTTGTACGCTCATAACTTTAATTAAATTCTGATTTACTTTCATGTGATTGTGAATTTAAAGGGGCCGAAGCCCCATAATTATTATGTTGTTATTTTGTTGTTTGCAACAAGTGTGTTGTACATTAGTAATGCACCCTCGTATGCTGTTAACGTTTTACCTTGACGTTCAGTAATATCAAATGCTTGTCTATAGTCATCTGCTTTGAATACTGTTGTTACTGGTTGCAAGTATTTCGGTGGTGATGTACCGTCAAATAACGTCATTGCTTGTTTCCACGCAACTGAATTATTTTTAATGTCACGTGCTGACATATCGTTTTTGATACGATTGAACACTGTTTTGTCACTTCGAACAACTTTGTTCTTTTTGACATACTTTACTGCTGTTTTAATTGCAGATGAAATTGATGAACCAGAAATACCTAATGTATTACCGATGTCATTTACTGATGACCCATTTAAGAAGTCATTGATTAACTCTGTCCTCATAAGATTAAGATTTAAAGATTAATAAATAAAAGTTTATAATAACGGCTGTGAATACAGCCCATGTTAATAATATTACTGGTGATAAAACCAATAATGTTGTCCAACTCATTGTTCAGTAAAGTTGTAAAG